ACCATCATCTTTAATATAACTTTTTCTTTTACACTTATAATCCATTTTAAAATAATACTGTTTATTTACTGCATCATAATTAATAACTTCTATCACATCAACTGATGACCTTTTAAAACCTCTTGAGTTACCAGTAATTGTTTTTTCTTTAACACTACAAGCACCAATAAAATCTGGAAAAAATGGTTGATATCTCTCTTGGAATATTCCTACTTTATTCTTCCAATTTTTTCTACACACAAGATACCCTAGATAAAATATATTTGTATTCTGTATCATATCAAATTCAGAATCATCTGTAATATCTTTTTCTAGTAATTGATGATGAGAGTAAGGAATACCTAAACCTTTGTAATAGTGTTCTTTACCTTTCCAGACCCTTCCACCACAATGATTTAAATCATCGTCTATTTCTAATCTGTTTACTTCTGTACCTTGTTTATCGTATATTGGTATTGTATGCATTACTTTTTATTTTTTGTTAAATTTAGAACTTTCATTTTATACTCTGTTTCATTAATTGTCAATAGTGAATCGTAATTATTTAATTTGTTTCTATGATTAGGCCAGATAATGTTTTCATTTATTTGTTTATCCCAATCCTTTTGATAGTTTACTAACTTGTTTAATATAATCATTGTTTCTATATTGATTCTTTGTGATAAATAATTTCTAAACAATATTGGGTGTTGTCCGTTTTCAACAGTAAATAATTTATTAAAATCTGTAACTTGATTTAACAACAAGTTCATATCTTGTTCAAACATATATCTTAATGATTGATGTCTTTTTTTCCAATCTGTAAAGTTCCTATCATTGAACTCTCCAATGTATCCTTTTTCATTTCTTAAAAAATTAGAAACAAAAAAGTCTTGAGTTTCATCACCATACTTTCTTGCAACTTTACCAAAAAAGTGTTTGTCTTTTCTTTGTAGATAACTAGATTTACTAGCTCTAGTTTTACCACCATACTTTGTAAAGTCGTAGTCTGAGTTGAAATGTGCTTTCAAACCCATATAAATTTTAAATGCATTAAAGGCGTCCATAATATGAATCATACTGGTAGTTTACCCATTTTAGGTAAAAAGTTTAAATCTCTTGCGTTTGCTTCTATTTTATCTTTAAGTGGTTTTTGGATTAGACCAGTTATACTATCTGGTTCTACTTCGTTCTTGGTACAATATTCTAATATTGCATCCATATGTGATATGTTTTTCTCTCTGACTTGAGATTCTATGTATATTGAAAATGTTTTTGGTGTCATAATGTATTCACAATCTAATAAAAATTAATAAAAAAAGGGTGGGTTCAAACCTCAAGGGTATTATACCCCACCCAATTTAGTGAAATTACTTCTCAGCGCAAGCGTATGAATTAATTTCAAGACCTACTGAAATTTCAGTAATAGTTGGTTTTGACCAAGCCATAGTTATTCTCCTAACTAGTATTGGAGTGCTGGTTGCCTTGGGCCGCAGACCACTCATTATTAAATGGTGAGTATTCTGTTACTAGGAACTCACCGAACCCTATCAGATTAAGCAGCTAGTGCGAAATCTTGAGATGCAAAGTTATCGTTTGCGTTTATAGTGTTTGACCTATAAGGAAGTCAACCCATACTCTCCAATAACCCTTTAACATCTGTCTACCCTATTTCACCCCCTCATTAGAGGCTTTTTGGTGGAGGTGGAGGGTACTGCCCCCTCGTCCAGTCTATCTCAAAGTCATCTTCGTCAAGTATCCTTTATATCTATAAATTACATTTCTGTAAGTTATATGAACAAACTGTTAATTTTTCATTTACCAGTCTTTACAGTATTATAATATAGATTTAACTCTTTGTCAAGTAGATGCAAATATTTATGTTTATCTTTTACAAACTCTTGAACTGTACCGTCTTCTGTAACCACTAATATAACTATCTGGTTTATCTCTTGTGATGTTCTTTCTTGATACATCTCTGCATATGCAGAGGCTTGTATATAATAGTTCTCATTCCAATTATCTTCTCGTTCTTTGGTACTTGTTTTGAAATCAATTACAGACAACTCTCCGTTCCACTCTGCAATACAATCAACCCTACCAGCAATCTTATAAAAGTCGTGCCATAATGCTCTTTCTTGACAATGTATCAATCCAATTCTTTTATCTAAATATGGTTTTAGTTGTGAGAACAAACAATAAGATAGAAATCTACCTTTTTTATATTCATTCCAATCTTTGTTCTCATAACCATTGTCTAAATACTTTTCACAATAATGATGTACTTGAGTTCCTCTTGTTGCAGATTTTCTTGAAACATAAGTTGCAACATCTTCACCAACTCTTTTTCTCCACTCAAATAAACCTTCTTTACCTCTGTTTTTTAAAACAGTAGTGATAGATGGATAAAACTTACCCTCTGGTGTTTCGTATAACCTTATGCCATCAGAAGTCTTAGCACTTATGTCTGGTATATCTAAATTATTTTTGTGTTGGAACATTCTTTTTCTTATATTCATCTGGTACTTTTCCATAACCTACAACTCTATCCCATTCTCTTTGAGTATAACCTTCTTTGTCTATCATATATTAAGACCATTTGTGTATACTACTTTACCATTTATTTTACTTGCTGTCAATACCGATTTTCTATTTTTTCCATCTTCATTATAAGATATATGAATCCACCCACTTCTAGGGTCGCCTGGTGTATAGAACTCTAAAATGAGCTGGTCAAAATCTAGATTGTTTTCTATCCACATAGCCACATCTGCATTACTTTCTTTTAAACACTCAAGGTCAACCGCCTGACCTTTACAATGTTGTGATTTAGAAGAACCACCTATCTTTGCATTTAAATCTGGACTTCTATACCCAGATGTAATGAGTGTTATACCAAACTTTTCTCTTATTGGTTGTACAACATTTGCAAATAACTTTTTTGCATTTTGTAAATGTTCTTCACTTAATGAATTATCTATTCCGTGTCGTGTTGCAGTTTGTGATTTAATATATTCTGCAACTGTAAAATTTTCACTTAATTTTTCAGACATATTTTCTCCTTAAAAATTTACCTTGTAACTTACACCTATTGAATTGTATTGACTATCACCTCTTTTAAATTTACTTCCGATACCTATACTATTATTCTTATTAAGTTTATAAGATATTCCTGCCTTATATGTAATGTCTGATTGTTCGTATATAGAATCAAAACTATCTCTGAATCTTACACCACCTTTAATACTCCAGACATCATTTAATTTATATTTTAGACCAGGCTCTATGTGCCAGTATTCGTGACTTTTATCTCTAGTGAACTTATATCCAGCACCACCTCGTATGTACATACTAAGTTTACCATAAACTTTTTTAGAACTTATCAATGCAAATTCTGCTCTCTGGTCATTACTGGTAGAACTATCTTTTACTTTTAATCTTGTTTTTATTTCAGCAGAGAATACATCATTTAGTTTCTTACCAACAGTAAGTCCATACTCTGATGCATTTTTACCACCATTCAATCCATCTTGTAAACCATAACCAAATTTTGCATAATAACCATCTGCACTTACAGTAATAGGTAATGCAACAATACTTGCAATCATCAAATATTTTTTCATTATTGACAACTTCCCTTTGGGTGTTCGCCATTTTCTTCTGGTGATTTTCCGTGTTTTAAATAATAATCTCTAGCCTTACGAATATTCGCACCGTGATGATTTCCCATCTCACACCACTTTTTAATATATTCGTTTTCTGGTTCAAGTCTTAATACTTCTTTCACTAATGTTTCTTGTATTCTCCAATCCCATCTTTGTTTTGTACTTTGCATAATATATTACTCTCCTAGACCAAGTTTTGTTTTTTCTATTAAATAATTACGAACAAAACCAGAACGAACAATATCACCTATTGTAAATTCTACTGTTTCAAATTCTTTCATTTGTTCTAATATTCTCATAAAATCTTGTAGTCCTTCTTTTTCACTCATCTTGGTCAAATCTGATTGAAAGAAATCACCACAAAATATAATTTTACTGTCTTGACCAACTCTTGTAACAATCGTATCTAACTCGTGAAAGTTACAGTTCTGAGATTCGTCAACAATTACGACAGCGTTATCTAATGTTATACCACGAAGATATGAAGTTGTCAAGAAGGTAACACTACCTTGATTTTTTAATCTGTCGTATAACATACTAAATGCATTATCACTTGATTGTTCAAACATAAACTGAACCATATTGTGATATGGTACTTGGTACAATGCAGACTTATCTTCTTCATCACCAGGCAGAAACCCCATATCTCTTGTTGGAACAACTGAACGAATAATGATAACATTTTCGTACTTAGTTTTTGGGTCTAACACTTGCTCTAATGCTAGATACATTGATATAAAAGTTTTTCCAGTACCAGCTGCACCAAACAAAAACAAATTCTTATTGTCTTTTCTCCAGGCATTAAAGACTACCTTTTGATTATCTGTAATTGGTTTCACAGTAACTAAATTATCTAATTTAATGTCTTGTTTTTTACTCATAACTTTCCTCGTAATTATTTCCTAAATTATCAGTATATACTATTTTTTCTATATCTCCACTAAACAAAGTAAAGTAATGATTTTGTGATATACCGATTGTTCCCTCATATGAGAATATACCTTTACTTGTTTTAACAACAACAGAGTCAATATAATCTGCTGGTATTTCTGTTCTAGTTAATTGATCAAATTGTAGTCCAGAATAGTTTGGGTGATTGAATTGAATTCTTTTTTTATCAAAATGTAATTTATCATCAATAATATCTACTCTATCTTTTGGTACACTACTATCAACTAATGGTGTTGCAGAACAACCACCAGCTGCCTTAATATACTTTCTATTATAAAATAAATTACCATCTATATCTTCTGCAACAACAGTTAAGTGTGTGTATGCATTTACTCTTATATTAGTTTCAATATATGGTAATAAACCTACAAACTCAAATGTTGCACAACAAGGTGTTGGATTCTCGTCTATAATTAAAGTAAATTTAATTAAGTCTTTTGACTTTGTTGTGATAACAATAGGAACATTTCCACTATCTATTGCACGATAAGGTGATACAATAATTATGTCATCAGTTCGTTCTAAAAACTGTTCTTTATATAAATTATCTTTCAACCATTCTTTCCAACTATCTGAACAAACAGATATTGGAAATAGTAAAATAATAAGACTAAGGACTACGCTTTTTATGTTTATCATATGCTCTTTTTGCTTTTAATTTCTTAATTGATTTTTTACCATATCTATCTGCGAGTGGGCTAGTAGGGTGTTTTTCTGCAATCTTACTAAACACCTCTCTCATACCAGAATCACCCTTTTCACTTTTAGTAACTCCACTAACTACATTCATATTTAAATAATCAGCAGGTTCAATGTTAGGATTGACTTTTAAATACTCAACTTTCTCTTCGTAAGACATAAATTCGTCAAAATATTTATTTTCTTTTTTATTGTAAAAATCGTATCTAGGCATTTAATCTAACTTCTTATCAATCTCTAATCTCAAGTCAAGAATTCTTTCTTCTATATAATTGATTGCAGTATTTACATAACCCATATCTTCTGGGCCGTGTTCTTCTACAAACTTTTTTGCAATGTGTACTTCATCTTGAAGCATCATAAGTCTATCAAGTTTACTTGTCATAATATTATCTCCTTAGTTTTTTTTTATAATTTTTAATCTCACCTTTAAACTCTTTTAGTATTGTAAACATATCTATTGTTTGCATTACAAACATACCAAAAAAGAAGCCAGTAAAAAATAGTAATAATTCACCCATTTTTTCTCTCCAATTCTTCTATAAGTTCCTTAACTCTAATTTGTAAATCGTGTATTTGTTTTTGCATTTGTGCAATCTCAAACTGATACAATTCATCTTTACCTAACCAGTTTCTCTTTAACTCTTCTCTCTTTTTTTTCACTTCTTCACTCTCTAAATATTCTAAGTCACCTTTTACAATGTGTTCATTAATCATATCCCAATATCCTTTTCTTGAAACCATAATGGTATACTCCTATTCTTCCAAGTCGCAAATCTAGTCTTCTCTTTTATATAGTAGTTCTTATAAGCTGCGATTGGTTGATTAGGAATCTTGCAATAATCTGGCATACATTGGGGCATCTCAGTTAGTCTAGTATCTGGATTAATATTCTTTGGTATAATATTTAAGTATGGTAATCTATTTTCTACTGAGTGTTTCTTACCATATCTAAATGTATATTCTTTTAGTAAATTCATTAGTAAATGTAATAACCAAGAATAATTACCTTTGGTTTCTCTACACCATATTGCAGATGGGTGTTTAGTATGACACGCCAACATTAGGTTTTCTTCCATAAAGTCTGTTGGGTGTTTCCATCTTTTTACATTTCTACCAGTTTTAGATTTACCAGCATATTCTTTTCCGTCTAGTAATCTATGTGCAGTAGATAATAGTTGTGCATACTCTACACACATTTTTACAGCGTGTTTATCACAATGTTCCAAAGATGCAATCTTTGGGTCTTCATTAGTATAAAATATATTCACATTATCTCCTTCTATAAAAAATATGTCTACCAATTTTAACAGTTTTTTCAAAATCTCTTGACCATTTTGGTTTAACATAGTCAGCGTGATAATACAACGCACCGTCTGTAATGTCAAGCAAAGTTTTGAAATTTGATGCAACTAAACCCTCTGCAAGTGTAAACAGTTGATTATATGTGTAGTAATCTTTTATCTCATCTGATTTACCATCACAGTACCAACTAAATTGACACATATTTTTAATGGGTTTCTTTAAACCTTTTTCTTTTAACCACCATTGTGATATTTTAGCATCTTCTATAACACCACAAATTGTGTTTGGATATAATTCACTTTTTACTCTATTTAAAACTACATTGGTTACACCTAGAACTCCAGCTGTTCCCTCATTACGAGCTTCAAAATACATATTTTTTGCAAGACAAGTAATTTCTTGTTCGTCAATATATCTATCATATTGTGCAATTTCCATATATTGCATTTTTGGTGTTCTGTCTGGTCTATTGATACCAGCAATAATAACAACTGTTGATAATATTGATATAAAAACTTTAAAAAACACTCTGTGCCCCTCTGTGTTTTTGAATTGTAGGGAACGGTCTGGTAATCCAACTTGTTCCCTTACAACTCTGGGTTTAGTTCTCTTGGTCATCTTTCTTATTCATAATATAAGTGCCAAGACTCATAAACCCAATCCCAGCGACTGCGAGGATGGAAAGAGTAGTGAGAGAGGCGTCACCATCAACAGCACCAGCCGCAAGAATACTGAATATAAATCCAATCAAAAAATAAAACATAATATACCTATAAATTTAAATGTTAATAATATATGTTATTATAATAACATATTCTAATTAAATGTCAACCCCTATGCAGATTTTTTATAATCTTTGTGTTTAACATTTAAAAAATTGTCATCCCAATCAAATGCCTCTTGTACTACTTGTTTTGATAATCCTTTATATTTTTGATGTAATCTCTTATCCTTTGCAAGTATTAAAACTTCTGCTTCAGCCTCTTGTAATCCTTCTAACATTTGGACAAACATAGTTTCACATTTAACTTGTTTTAATTTATCGTTTCCACCTCTTATAAAGTGAAATAGTTTACTTGCTTCTTGTTCTAACCTTGTATGTTCAGTTCCAGCTGGTGCATCATTTTTAATAAATGGTACATCACCGTCTGGTAATCTCCATACAATCTTAGGGTCAAAGCTAGATTTCAAAATCATTTTCAATCCATCACTTCTGTATTTTCTTAATACTTCTATTTTTTTATCTTTTACTTTTGCATTATTGACCATTGTTAATACTTCGTGTATTAAAGGTCTTACAACATCATATGCCATTAAAAATCTCCTAGTTTTTCAGTTAGTTCTTTTAGTCTATGTTTCATAAAATAAGGTAATATTTTACTCCTATCACTTTGAGTAATTTTATTTACCCACATATTATATATAAGTTCCCCCAACTCATTTGGTATACTATCAAAGTCTATCAATGTTTTGTTTCTTTGATAGTTTCTTTTTATCTCACCCTCTGGAATACCATTCTCTTTCCATTCTGTTAATTTCTTTTTCGTTATAGGTCTTTGTCTTAATTCATCTACAAAGACAGTATCTTGTGATAAAACATTTGGAACACCATCACCTTTATCACCTCTTATAATATGTTCAAACTTATATTGTTCTGGGTTGTCATCAACCACAAATTTTTTCAAAGTCGGTGAATATTGTTTTACATTATTCTTTTCGTGTAATTGTATGAAGTCTTTATCTCCAGATATAATTAATATATCTTCATATAAATTTGGTGTAGAAGAAATCCTATTTGATATTATCGCAATAATATCATCAGCTTCTGCACCTTCAATTTTTAAAACTTTATATGGGAAATTTTCTTCTAACTCATTTTGAATTTTAGTTAGTATATCAAATAGTTCATTCCAATTTAAACTACTTTCACTTCTTGCTTTTTTACGATTTTGTTTGTAATATGGAAAGTAATCTTTTCTCCAACAATGTCTGTCATCATAACAAAGCACCAATTCACCAAAATCTTTACTGAATTTTGTTTTATATGACCTTAAAGAATTTAGTACCATATGCCTTACCAAATCTTCACTCAAAGGTTCATCTTTTATCTGTATCATCAAATTACTAATTGTAACTTGATTCATATCAACTAATATCATTTATTCTTTTTTTTGTCCAAAGCTTTTAAAAACTTAGGTATCAATTCCATTTTAAATATTGTGTTAGTATTACCCTTTTTATCTTTTTCTTGAACCATAAACTTATCAACTAAAGGTTGCATTTCGTGTTTAATATCTAAATCTCTGTAAATAGAGCTCTTGATTGATTCAATAACAAAAGATAAATCTTTTATAAATGTTGGGTTATTAACTTTCAATCCATTATCATCTAAAGCGTGTACTAATTGTACTATCAAGGCTTCAGTAAGTGTATCTGCAAAAGACATATCTTCATTAAGTCTTAACAAATTTTTGTCTGGCTTAACCACTTTTCTTTTACCCTTAAATCTTTTAGGAAATGTAATTATGTTATCGTTTTTCTTTTCCATAATAATATTTATGTCCAAAAGTTCATTAAACCAACAACTGATATAATAAACCCAACAGAGTTTAATAGTATGATAGAACCGTCTTTCCAATAATATCCAACACTAACCCATACAACACTACCAATGGTCATAAAGTATAGGTTTAGTGGATAGATATTAAAAGATGTAAAACATAAGCCTGTCAACAATAGGATAGAACCAAACCATTTTAGACCTCTAACATCTTTTCTTTTTCTATTTTTCTTATACATCTTCTTGTACTCGCAGCCTTCTCTTTTCTTTTTCTTTCACTTCTAGTTTCAAAGAACTCTCTTTTGCGAAGTTCATTGAACATATCTTCTTTTTGTAACTTCTTTTTAAGTTTTCTGATTGCCTTATCAATATTACCGTTTTCTACTGCAACAGCAGTACCAGGCAATCTTTTCTCTGGAAATCTTTTCTTTTTATTAAACTTATGTACTTGTTTGAATTTCATACATATCCTCCATTAATTGATTAGTAACTTCTGCTTCATATTGGTCAATGCCTGTTAAAAAAGCATTGATATCTGTTATTGATAGTTTTGTAATATCCGAAACATCTGCACACTTCATAACATAGTCTACAATGTGATTAGGGATATCTTCGTGTGTATTATAAAAAAAAATCATAATTTAAAATTGTACCTTTCTATCTCACTTTTAATCATTTCAGAATAATGTTTAAGATAACTTACTCCAGAGTCATTAATACCGTGTTTTTCTGTATTATTAACTTTTTCATTCATCATCTTGACAATCTCTGAAAGATTTTCAATAGCGAGTTGTTTATTTGTTTTTATTTCTTTCCATTCCATAATTACATCTTACCATAAAAATTAATATTGTCAACCCTAATTTAAAGTTTCTACTAACTCACCATTTTCTATTTTAACTAATCTAACTAATTGACCAAAGTTTGTTTTGAAAACTTCTACTAAATTATCATAATCTCCAGACATCATTTCTTTGACTATTGTGTCAATCTCATCTTTTGATAAATTTAATTTAACTCCTAAATATTTTGCCTTACTCATCAATGCAAATGCATTTCCGTCTGGGCCGTTTAAATTTACTTCTACTCTATACTGCAATTTTGCCTCCATTGTAATAACATCTTGTTTCTTTATCAGTAGGTTTAACATCTCCTCTGCCATCAGCTTCACACTCTACAATATCGTAATAACCTTTATTTTGACCTTCTATGGCACAAAATGCATTATTTACAGTATCAGTATAAAATGTATCTGGATTTAAATCTATATCAAATAGAGCATTAAATTTAGGGCTCCATTCGTCATACCACCAATTACCACAAGGTGTCATAGTCCGACCTTTTTTATCTAAAACTTTATAACATTTTTCCATTATTTTACCTCTTTCAAATTAAATTTACTTGTAAGAATATCTCTTACTCTTTCTCTGTCAAGACTATCACCATAAAATGGTAAAGAATCATCACTTGAAACATAGTCAATAGTTGCAGTAGTGATATTATCTCTAGTTGCACCCATATCATAGATACCATTTTTACCATAAAAATCATAAACATACTCTACAAATTCATTCATTCGTTTTGCAAATTTTAGACTATTAAATATATCTTTTTTTTCCATATTTTTCTCTCTTTCTTTCTTGATTATATTATTATTATACTTTGTTTTAAGAACAATGTCAAGTCTTTTTTTTAAATTATTTTGTTAATTTTCTTTGTTTTCTTCTTTGTTGTTCGTTCCAAACTTCTTCTTGAACTTGTAAAGAAGGCCACTCGTGGTCATCTTCTATTGTATCATTAACCCACGCTAACAAATCATTTGCTAACTTTTTTGCCTCTGTTTTACTAAGATTAACAACATTCATAGAATTATCAGATTGCATCCAATTAGTCTTTGGATTTCTTACAGTCAATACACTCAATCTTGCACCACCAAAACCAGCATACTGTCTTAAACTTATTGTTTTTTTATTTGAAGATTTAACTCTTTTACCCATTTTTTTGTCCTTTCTTTCTTGACTTTATGTATCTATTGTACCTTGTTTTGAGAACAATGTCAAGTAAAAAAGTTAAAAAAATGAAAAAAAGATATGAATTAAATCAATGACTTACGAAGATATGTTATATTTTCTGTAATCATTGTGGTTTCCATACCAATGAACTTCGGTATGAATCTTGTTTTTATTGGATTTTATAATGTGTTTTTCCCACCAATCTGGTTCTTTTACAGTACAATGTGCATTTTCACCGTTTGGTAGTATTGCTTGTGCAAGTCTAGTGCAAATCGCAAGATATACAAATTTGTTTGCCTTACTGTATATCTCATCAAGTATTTTAGGTACTATCTCTTCTGGTATATGTTCTAAAACATCTGTTGATATAACACCGTCAAACTTATCCTCTGGTATGTTTTCGTGTTCTGGAAAGCCTGGGTCGTACATATAGATGTTTTCATCATTTATATGAAATAAGATGTTAAGGTGTGAATCTGTGTATTGACTACCCTTTCCACAACCATAATCTAATACTGTTTGAGAATTTGTTATCAAAACAATATTCGCAATGTTTGGGGTTTCTTTAAATAAACTAACACCTTGATAGGTGTTTTTATCTTCGTGCATTGACCTATACAAGTCAATATAATGTTGTTCAATGTCCATTATGTAACCTCATAAAATATTCTGCATCAATTAAAACTAATGGTTTTTGATTGTTTCTTTTTATAACAACAATCGGTTCATATTTACCAGCATTATCAGATGCCTGTTTATATGATTCCCATATATTTAATTTTTCTTGATTTTTACATTCAATAGAATATGGAAACTTTTCTCTTGCAGCTCTTGCCATAATTAAATCTTCACCACCAGCACCCATTGAACGACTTTCAATATCCTCTTCGTGTATATCTAATTTTTCTATGAGTTGTTCCCTAACCCATTTCTGTAATCTTCTACCTTTAGATTTTTTACTCTGTGTCTTCATCTACATTATCTTCATCAAGTTCTTCACCACAAAAAGGACAATGATTAACTTTATAGTATTCATCGTCCATATTGTGACTTATTTTAAATTCTGCTTCACAAGAATCGCAATAAATTGTTTTTCCAGGCATTACTGAATCTCACAAGAACCAGACGAACACGCAAGTTCTTGTGAACCTACTGTCATATCGGATTTCTCATACTCTGATAACTTATTCCAATCAACAGTAATAGGCATTTTATTCAATAAATCATTATACTCTTTTTCATTACAATCTTGATACGGTGCTTGTTTATATGTATGTTCACTATATGGTAAGAAACTTACTCCACTCATTAAGTCAAAGTTCTTATATACCCAAGCTCCAACATCAATCCATTCTTCTTCTTTTACAGAAATAGTAACTGAAGGTTTGTGTTCACACCAATGTACTTGATATGTTTTCCAAAGTTCTAGTTGTTCAATCGCAGTTAAATCTTGTCTAAATACTGCATCTGGACTACATTTTATTGGAAAAGAAAACACAGTAGTATCATTTGGTTTCATAACATCATCTTCATTAGGAAAACCTTCTTCTACCATCATCTTTGTAAGTGGGTCTTTTTTATCACCTCTTACAGTTCTAATATAATAAGGATTGTGTCTAGCGTGAATACCACTTGCACTATCTACTAATTGTGAAACAGTTCCAGACGGTTTCACACAAGTAATCGCAGCTGAGTGATTAATCTTTAATTTCTTAGACCAATCTTTGTTAGTATCTACTGACATTTGTTTAAGGTTCTTTAACAATGAATCTAAACCATTTAGTTTACCAGCAGTCCATTTATTATCCATAATACCAGTAAGAGATACACCTAATAATCTTTCTTCAACACAATTCTTTTTCCAATCTTTACTTACATATTTAAAATTAGTAAGTGTAGATTGAAATGTTCCAAGTATTGTTGCAAGTTTTACTTTTCTTAGTAATGTATCTTCTGTATCCTTTGGTCTGACAACAACTTCAGATAAGTTACAAAATTCTCTACTTCGTAAAATTATTTCTGAGCAAGGATTTGTTCCAAAATCATATCCAACATCTCTTCTTTCATTCTTCTCTGCAATTCTCTTTGCAGATTCTCTGTTGAATATTCCTCGTTCACCAGACTTAGAATCATAAAGTGCTTTCCATTCGTCCATAAAAATGCCTATGTCTGGTTTCTCAGTATAACAAGCAGAGTTATTCGCAAGTGCTCTTTGACCATTATCAATCCACCATTGACCAGACTTTGCAACTCTCATTCTATCGTCAGAAAGATTAGATAAACTAATTAATGCACTTCTTCTAACACCACCAACAACAACAATCTCTGCTGTTTTACAAACAATATCGTGACATTCAATAGAACTTAATTTTCTTCCGTGTGCATTTTGAAATATTTCTGTTGTGAATTCAAATAATCTATGTAATGGTTCAGGCCCAGATGCACGACCACCAAAAGTTTTTAGTGGAGCACCAGCTGGTCTTACTTTAGTTAAATCCCATTTAGGTATTTGTCCGTGATATAACATTGCAACAAGTTCTTTAAATGCTTTTGCCCAACCCATTTTACTGTCTTGAACAACAATAGTTGTATCACTAGGGTGAAACTCTTCTGCAACTGTTGGTAGATTACCAACAAATTGTCTTTCAACTGAGAATCCTACCCCAGTTCCATTCATCAATACATATAGTATTTCGTCAAATGCTTGTGGTCTATCAACTGCAACATAACTACAATTATAACCAGCAATATTTTCTCTTCTTAGTGCTTCACCAGCTGTCATTAAACATCTCATAGAAGGCATAATATCAAGATGTATTACTGCATCTTCCAACTCTTCTCTCAATGACTTATCTAGATTATATTTACAACTTTGTTTCAAATGTTCTTGAAAAAAATCAAAGTATCTAGTTACTGTTTCTCTCCAAGTTTCTCTTCTACCTTCTTTCGGTATCCACCTTGAGTATCTTGATAGGTGTATAAATTCTTGATAATTAGTTGGAAGTTTACCATTAAGCATCTATTTTTCTCCATTCGTTAAATCGGACTTTTGCTTCTAGTCCTTTATATGTGTTATTGTCTATTAGTTTTTTTATGTCTTTTACTCCAGACACAACCATTTCGTTGATGTCTTTCTGTTTTATTTGTTCTGGAAACAAACAAACAGAATAATCATCTTCTATGAAACTTCTAATTCTTTTTACTATTTCCCTATTTCTTGGTTCATTATCTGGTATCAAAGTTACACTATTCTTTTTATCAATTCTTAAATCAGAGTGTGCAGTTGCAATACAATTATCTAAAAATAAACTATCAATAGGCCCTTCTACCACATAAACCCTTTTATTCCAATCAACACTATCTAAACCATATAATTTTTTATCATCTGATAATCTTATAGTCAGATACTTCGGTTCTTCTTTACCAAATGCACGACCTTGTAGTGCAAACATTTTATTACTCTTATCTAAAAAAGGTATCACGAATCTAGGGTGATCACCCTTTAAAGATGGAAACTTGTTCGGTGCAAATGTGTTGACCCACTCATAGAATTTGTTGCAGAAAAACAACTTGTAATGAAAACGACTTTGAATATGTCTATTTCTGACCCATTTAGTTACTGGGTGGTCTGGACTAAGTTGTGAAATTTTCTTGAGTTTTTTGAGTGGAGAGTCCCCTTTTAAAAATACTGATTTAGATAAATTCAAATCTTTTTTTTTATCGTCTGATTGTATATATACATTCTTATTTTTATAGATTTCAAATGTATATTCTTTGTGCAAATCACTATTTACATATCTTAATAGACTACCAAAGTCAGTAGATTTCTCACAATTATGACATTTATAAACATAAAATGTCTTATTGAGTATCAGATAACCTCTAGCTTTAGTTTTAGACTTTTCTGAATCACCACAGTATGGACATCTGAAATTATATAAATTACCAGATTTCTTTTTAAACTGTGATAACTTTGAAGATAAAAGACCAATATATTTTGTATCAACGAAAGTGTTCATAGATAAACATTATATACCATAATTAAAAGATTGTCAATACTATATTGCAAACATTATTACTTTGTGAAGAATAAATCCAGCGACTATTGAACCACCGATAATAATCCATCTCCACTTTTCTAATATACCTACCCTATTAGATAATTCTCTTTGAAGTTGATGAAATCTTTCAATATCATCTGAATTGTGTTTACTTATAACTGCTACTATTTCTTTATAATTTGATGTAACCCTTGAATGTAATTCTTGTATTTCTCTTTTTATTTCTTTTTCGTGTTTAACTATTTCTTCTTCTTGTCTTCCAAGTTTTTCTTCGTGTACTGCAAGTATTTTGTTAATACAGTTTGATACATCTGTAAGTTTACTAATCGCAGTATCAAGGCGTGAGTGAATATGTTTCATATCACTCACATCCTTTTTAAGAAGTTCTAGTTCTGTTTTGATAGTCATACTTATATTTATAAGTGTTCAAAAATTTGACAACTTACATAATTTGACTAAACAAACAGTCAAACAAATGACTACCATTCAGACTTAACAATAGTCCAAACTCCGTATGCAATAGCAATGTAAGCAGCCCAAGTTATTAAACCTTGAAATAATAAACCAACAAGACCTACACCGACTAGCATTGCTCCATCCCAAGATGTTCTCTCTTGAACTCTATCACTAATCCATTCTCTAGCGTTTTGAATCCACTCTACCATCTTATTCTCCTATTTTTAAATTTCTTTTTCTATGTTTATTCCAAGCAAACCAACCACCAAGTCTTAGTGCCCAGTAGGCAAGATAGTTTAGAAAATAGAAACCATTTATTTCTATATTGATATCTCTGAAAATTTTATCTGCCTGTTTTTGGTCAACCACCAACAACGAACTTTGTTGTAAGGCAGGTTTCAGAGCTGCATATTTATAAGCATAATCGTGGATTAAACCACCTAAAAGTAATACCCCAACTGGTGATAAAAAAGTTGCTAAAAACTTAGGTACACTTGCACCATCAAAAGAAAAACCTT